CCCCAAACGCAAGACTTCTACTGTGACGCCCGATGGCAGTAACAATCGACGCAACAGCGGGCGGCGCAAACGCCAACAGCTACATAACCCTGGCCCAAGCTGACGCCTACGTTGAGGCGATGATCAGCAGCACGGATGTCAGCAAGTGGGGCACCGGCACTGATGACACACGCAACAGGGCGTTAGCAGCAGCGACGCAACGCTTGGACCGTGAAAGATTTTTAGGCGCACGCGCTACGGATACACAGGCATTGCAGTGGCCGCGTACTGGCGTGCGAAAGCCCGATACCTACGTCAACACATACGCCACTGGCTTTCCTTTCCGCATCTCTGAGGACTATTTCACCGACGAAGAGATTCCGGACCAGATCAAGCGGGCTCAGATTGAGCTTGCTGTCTATCTACACAACAACACGGACGGCATCAGCCTTAGCGGTCTGAACGACTTCAAGAACGTGAAGATCGGCAGCCTTGATGTCACGCCTGACAAGTCTGGTGCTGTTGGTGCTGATCACGTTCCGCCGATGTTTGAAAGGTACTTGACGGGTCTTAGAATTAGCGGACCAGGCAACATTGCTATCAAACGGAGCTGACCATGTACGCAGACCTTTCAGGCGGCTTCGAGTTCATTTCTGATACTGCTGCTCACACCGGCAGGTTCAGCAAGGTGTACTTCAAGGAAGACACTGTGATCAGCGCGATCACTGTGAAGAATGCGACCGGCAACAGCCTGGCTGGCGAGACCTTTGTGGCTGACACCTACATCTGCGGCATCATTACCAGCATTACGCTGACGAGCGGTGCATGCATTGCCTATAACCTCTGATGGCACTTGCTGATTCGCTGGCAAGGGTTGCGAGCAATGTGCTGAAGCAGTTCGGCGGTGACGTGACTGTGCGGTATGTCACTGGCGGCAGCTACAACACCACAACCGGCGTAATCACTGAAAGCGAAAGTGACACGACGGTGCCTGGCATCCTTGAGGATGTGAACCTGAGTGAGGTCAGCGACTTGGTGCAGGCTGGCGACAAGCGCCTAACGGTTGCTGCTGATGACCTTGCCACTGCGCCTGAGACTAAGGACCGCGTCGTCATTGGCGGTGTTGTGCATCAGATCATCGGCGTGGAGACAACAGAGCAAGACAACACTGCGATCACTCATGAGTTGATCTTGAGGGCCTAGCCATGGCACACGTCGGCAAGATTGATTTTGGCGATCTTGAGGGTGATTTGGAGCAGGTCGTCAAAGAAACAACCTTGGCGCTGCATGGAAAGCTCAAGCTGTATGAGGCTGCATCACGCGGCGGTATCGGCACGCCTGTTGACACTGGGGTGTTGATTGGGAACTGGCAGATGGCCATGGACAACCCAAGGCAAGGTCGCGTGTTCAACAACACGGTGTATGCAGAACCGGTCATCACCGGGGAAAATGTGCCGCCATCTTGGAAAAAGGCAAAAGGCAGCGACTTCCGCACAAGGCAGGGTACAAAGCAGAACTACCACGAATCAATCCTTGAAGAGGTGATGCAGCAGGACGTGCCTAAGATCATTAGAGATGTCAGGCGGAGACGCAGTTAATGGCCGCTGCTGATCTCAATACAATTCGGTCCACTGTTGAAGGGCGCATCGCGACAGAACTAGCGGGCAGCCCTGTCTTGCCGGTGGTGTTTAACAACATGGCCTATGAGCCAACCCCAAACTCATCGTGGGTTCAGTGCTTAACAGCCTTCGGCAACAACGAATACTTGGGCCACGGGTCAACAACTAACAGCTACAACCGCATCGCTGGTTTAGCCCTGTTCAACGTATTCACGCCAAAAGGTGCAGGCCCTGGCGCCAATTTAGTTATTGGAAAGCGCATTCGGGACCTTTACAATAGGGTGATCGTGTCCGGGGTTTACTTCGGCGCACCCATTGGTCCAGAGGCACTGGCTACACCAGCACCCGAGGGCTATTTTGCAACTCAGGTCCGTGTGACCTTTGAATTCATCGAGGAACTCTGACCATGGCCATCCTTCGCGGAGAAGAAGGCTCAGTTGAATTTGAGACCGGCAGCGGCACCCTTGCCCTAGTTGTCGGCACTCGCAGCTGGAGCCTTTCAATCACCAAAGAAACACTGGACGTATCTGACCACGGAGACACCTTCCGGTCATTTGTCGGCAGCATGATCAGCGGCTCTGGCACTGTTGAGCTGGTTTTCAACGAAGGTGAGGCCACACAGAAAACGTTCTTTGACGACGTGTTGAAGACAAACGATGCAACTGACGCATCGTTTGAGCTGTTCCGCACTGGCAACACCAACGACGCTGACTCGTTCACGTTTGCTGGGATTATTGAGAGTGCAGAGATCACCTCAACGGTAGGTGAGCTTGTGATTGTCACTTGCAACTTCATCACCAGCGGAACGATTACTTCCAACTCTTAATAGAGAGCTATAGTTTGGGCGATAAATGTGTTGCCTAAATGCCTGCTCAAACTCGCACGGTTGATCTGCTGGTTGGGGCGTTTGACCTCAACCAGCGTCGCAAGTTTGAATTGAAGAACGCAGAAGGCGAAAAAATCGTCGATCTGTATTTCAAGCCCATCACCCGCGCTGACCGGAAGAAAGCACAGCAGCTAGCGGGGACAGACGAAGCACTGGACATCAGCACAAACATGCTGTGCCAGATTGCTGAGCTTGAAGACGGTACTAAGGCTTTTGCTGCTGCCGATGCGGTCAAGCTCCAGCGCAAGCTGCCGGAATCTGTGCTCAATGAGATTGAGCTGTTCTTGTTTGGCCTTGGCGAGGACGCTGACCTTGAAGACGCAAAAAACGACTGAAGCAGGACAAGTGGACTTTCTTTGAGTTCCACCTGGCCTGCGAACTAGGCATGACAGTCAGCAGGCTTCGCACGGAACTAACCGATGCGGAGCTTGTGCATTTTGCTGCGTACTACGAATTGAAGTCAGAGTTAGAGGAAGAGGCAATGCAGCGCGCAAAGCGTGGGCGGCGGTAGTATTGACTTATTGCTGAGCAGCCGTGGCAAACGACGTAACCCTGCTGATCAAGCTGAACGATCAGGCAAGTCGTCTGCTCGCAAAAATTACTGGCAACACTAAAAAATTAGAACGGGCCAATAACTCAGCACAAAACAGTATCCGCAGAATCAATCGTGGTATCAAAGACACGGGCAGGGCTGCTGAAAAAGCAGCGAAAGGAGTAGGCACTCTTGGTAAGGCAGTCCGTGGCTTAGTTGCTGGCTTCGGAGCTTTTCAGGCAGGCAAGTTTGTCATTTTCAAGACGGCTGAACTTGAGCGCCAAACCAAGAGCCTTGAAGTTCTTACGGGCTCGTTGGGCAATGCTCGTAACATTATTAGCGAGCTGCAGCAGTTTGGTGCCGTTACCCCCTTTACCAGCTCAGAGCTGATTGAGACCGCTAAGCGCCTTAAGGCTTTTGGCTTCCAAACGGAAGAAGTTGTTGACGTAACAAAGCGGCTGGCTGATGTTGCCGGAGCGACTGGCGCAGATCTTGGCGGTATCGCAACGGCGTTCGGTCAGATCCAAGCAAAAGGCAGGTTGCAGGGCGAAGAGCTGCTTCAACTGCAAGAGCGTGGCGTTAGCCTCCAGGACGAACTGCAGAAGATGTATGGTCTGACTGCGGATGAGTTCCGCAAGGCTCTTGAAGGTGGTCGCATCAGTGCAGATGCCGTTAATTTGGCTCTGCAAAACATTACAAAGACAGGCGGAAAATATGCAGGCGGCGCGATTGCACAGTCAGATACTCTTGCTGGCAAATTTAGCACTTTGATTGACGGCATTGAAAATATATCGCGTGCAATCGGAACAGTTTTATCCCCCGCATTAAAAGGCGCTTTAGGCCTTGCAATCGATGTTGTCAATTCAATTAACGCAGCAATTAACGCCCAAAAGCGTCTGTCTGGGTTTGGTATTAGCGACGATGAGCGGAATAAGCTTTTCAGGCAAGCCACAGAAGAGGCAAGACAAATTGCTTTGTTGCGTGGGGGCGGAAAACTAGATCCTGGTGAATTTAACCGCATTAAACAGCAAAGGTTCAACGATCTTATTAGCCAATTTGCTTTTGAAACCGGGCAGTTAATTCCTGAAATAGACAAGCCCATAACGGAAACAAAAATCCCTGAGCTGTTAAAAACAACAACAACAACAACCACCAAAAGCACCAAAAGCACCAAGCTTACGGAAGCGGAAAGGCAAGAAAAAATAAACCAAAAGCTTGTATCGCAGGCACAACAAGAGCAAGCAACGGTTGCGGATATTGTTAGAGCACGCCAGCAAGATAATCGCCTGCTAGAAGTAGCAGTTGACAAAGGGCAGGAGTTTGCGGACTTCACGCAAAGGGTGCTCGATCTTGTCAACAAAGGAGTTCCGTTCAGTGAAGCCTTTGAGCTTGAAGATGCAAACCGCAAGTTGAAACAACAACTTTCTGACCAAGCGAAATTCAACCAGCTTCTTGAGCAAGCCGGGCAAGTTGTGCAGGCTGGCCTTGTTCAGGGCATCCAGGACGCCATCACAGGTGCCAAGTCCCTCAAAGAATCGTTCTCCGGCATCCTTAAGCAGCTTGGCGGAATGTTCCTGCAGGCAGGAATCGGCAGCTTTGGCATTGGGGGCAAGGAAGGAAGTGGATTGCTTGGCTTACTACCTTTTGCCCAAGGCGGCTTTGTTGACCAGCCGACCCGTGCCGTAATTGGTGAGGGCGGTGAGTCTGAATACGTCATCCCTTCCAGCAAGATGAACGAAGCCATGGGACGTTATGCCCGTGGTGCGCGCGGTGGTGCTGTTATCCCTGACGGCCCAGGTGGTGATGCTTCAGGCGGTATGACTGGTGGCGGTGGTTCTATCGACGTGAGCTACAGCGTTGAGCGAATCAATAACGTCAACTACGTCACTGCTGCTGAGTTTGAACGGGGCATGGCGCAGGCTGCAAAACGCGGTGCAGAGCTTGGTCGACGCAATGTCTACAGTGACCTCGTGAACAAGCGCAGTGTTCGTAGCAGGGTTGGCGTATGACACTCGAAGCTATAACTACGTTCATCTTTTTTGAGGATGACGCGGGCGCTGACCAGGGCAGGTATCAAAACAGCAACACTGCCGACACGATTACGTTTGACTCAAACCCCTATGCGTTCTTGCCGTTTATTTACAACGGGGCAACCAAGAGCCTGGGTGGCGACAACATTGAGAGCACGCTGACCTTTGCCAACAATCAGCTCAGCCTTGCCAAGGCTTATGAGGCGCTAGAGCAATTTTGGTCGGTGCGAGTAGACACGGTGTTGATGCACCCCTCAACATTTTTGCCCAACCGGACGCTAACGACTGAATACTGGATCCCGTCCAGCATCAACTACAACGTCGAAGGCGTGCAGCTTTCATTGAGCACAGCTATCGATGCTGTCACCTCAGCCATTCCGAACAAGGTGCTGCGGTCCAAGGACGTAGGTGCGCTGCCTGTTAGCTCGCGGATTGCCAACGTTTGATTGAGCCTTACGAGCTGATTGGCTTGCCGTATCGGCTTGGCGCTGTGCCAGAGAAGCATGGCGCTGCAGACTGCTTGAGCTTGGCAACAGCAGTGCAGGCATGGCACGGAATCGACATGCCGTTGCCGCAGCGTTCTTGGTATCGCAGGCTGCGCCGCAAGGATTATTCAGTGTTCCCTGAGCAACTAGGGCTATGGGGCAGACAAACAGATGCAGCTAAAGTGGGCACACTCGGGTTAGTCCATTGCGCTGATGGCAGCTATGGACTGGCTTCTTTCTATGACGACGGATGGCTGCAATTCAAAGACCGTCGAGTGACATGGATCCCCTGCAGCGGTCTTACTCCCGCCGCTCTTTACTGCCCGCAGAACAGCAGATCATTGACGTTCTTGGTCTGACCAATGATGAGTATTGGGAGTTCTGCCGTTTAGCTGATTGCAAAGCAAAAGAACGAGGCCAAGAATACCTTTCGATCCCAGAAATACTTGCGACAGGTGAGCCAACAACAACGGCTTACTTGGTAAACATTGCTATTGGTCTTGTCTTCACTGCTGCGAGTGTTTTGCTCGCGCCAAAGCCCCAAGCTCCAGAGCAAGCACCTGAGGCAATTAGGACTGCGGACGTTCGCGGTCAGACAAGGTTTGCGGAGCTGTTCAGCTTTGATAGCGTCCAAGATCTCGCAACTCTTGGCAGCATCATTCCGCTGATCTTTGCAAAACGCGAGCAGTTACCTGGCGGTAGCGAGGTTGTCGGTGGTGTCCGCGCTAAGGGCCTTTTGCTTTGGTCGCAGTTGCTCAGCCTTGGTTCGCATCAAGAGCTGAAGATGCTCACAACGCTGGGCCTGTCTGAGCTTGGCGCAACGCCTGATGCACAGGGTTTGGCGATTGGTGATCAGTTGCTGCGTAACTACCAAGAGGCACGGTATAAGGCTTATTTTGTTGATAACACGTCTGCCGGTGGTCGGGTAAATCAAGGCGATGCAATTAGCAACGCAGGAGAGCTGCCGGACTTGCAGCACGAAGATGTATTTCTTGCGTTTGACCAGCTCAAAAATAACTTCCGTCCTTTGCTAAGTGGCACCAGAACGCCAAGTTCACAGCGTGCTTTTGGTTGCCATTCTCCGATTTCTAACGGTGCGCCTTATTTCCTGCCGTATGACATTGTTCAAATTTTTGACGGCGATGAAACGCTAAGGAACAAAAGAGACAAGATCAACGGCTTGACCCTTGGTCTCAACGTTAGGCCGTATGCAGGTCGTCAGGGCATGGAGCGGCTAAACAACGTTGTTGTGACTGGCACCAACCAAATCAACGTTGGGGACACTTTGATTTTCCGTAATTCTTTCGCCAGGGAAGCGCCTGCATCGTTCCCCCCACATGGCTTGGATGATGTAAATACAGCTATTGATAGCAGAATATCTAACACTGACACTCTCGTTAATGTTGGTGATCTTTTTGCCTTTGGCAGCTCAGTCATTCAATGCACAAAGCGACCGGAAAAACCATATGAAAATACTGAGCGGGAGGATCGCCAATACGAGTTTGTTTGCAAAGAGCAAGGGTTTGGATATTTCCAAAGTGCAGACGCTGATCCGCTAACTACAGCAAATAAACCATTTGGTCAGCATTTGCAGCGTGTAGACATTGCAACCATCACTAACAATCGTGTTTGCGATCAGACAGAAATTGGCATCAAGAGTGTTGTTTTCAAGCGAATCGATGGCTTTGCAAACGTAAACTCAGAACCGCCCTCTAGCGTTTTGCAAGAGTACGAAAAAGACAAGCAAGCATTTTCACTTGGCAGAGTTACCACCTTCCAAACTCGCTATAGCTTTTTTAAGATCGAGTTCAGAAAAGTAGGGGTCGGTAATACTACAGCGTTCACTGACATCTCAGCAGGTCAAGTTTTTGCTGTTCGTGGAACTAA